GTTAAAAACTTCATGAGTGTGGGTAATCAAACCCAGGCCGTAGACTTTGATCAGCAACAACTTACGCTTGTACTAGGTGAAAACTTAGATCAGGGTGGAGACGATAGTGGATCACGTAATGGTACAGGTAAAACTACTATTATTAATGCATTAAGCTATGCATTATACGGTTTAGCACTAACTAACATCAAACGTAACAACCTTATTAACAAAACTAACGGCAAAGGCATGGTAGTTACCCTGCAATTTGAAAAGAATGCTACAGCCTACCGTGTTGAGCGTGGTAGAGGTCCTAATTTCCTTAAATTCTATGTTAACGATCAAGAACAAGAACTAATTGACGAGTCGCAAGGCGATTCACGTAAAACACAAGAAACAATTAATGAATTACTAGGTATGAGTCATGATATGTTCAAACATATTGTAGCACTAAACACATATACCGAACCATTTTTAAGTATGCGTACTAATGATCAACGTGCTATCATTGAACAACTACTTGGTATTACTATATTAACTGAAAAATCTACCTCTCTTAAAGATAAAATTAAAGAAACTAAGGATTCTATTGTACAAGAGACACTAAAGATAGAAGCAATTGAAACGTCTAATGATAAAATTAAAGCAAGCATTGAACAACTAGCACAAAGACAACGTGCTTGGACTGCAAAGCATAGAAAAGACTGTGAAAATCTTAGCAATGCAATAGATGAGCTAGAACATTTAGATATTGAAACAGAACTAGAACTACACGAAAAATTAGCTAACTGGACTGAGCATAACAACACTATTTTGGCTCTTAAAAAAGAATTAAGCACACTTGAGCCAGCACTATTACGTGCTGACAAGTCTGTAGATAAGGCTACTAAAGATATCGCAGGATTAGATAATGCGATATGTTATGCATGCGATCAACCACTAGGTGAAGAGAAAAAACAAGAGATATTAGCTACAAAAACTAAAGAATTAGAAGATGCTACAGCATATCAACTAGAAATTAGTACTAAATGCACCGACGTTGTTACTGCACTAGACGAAATAGGTGACATTAATGGAAAACCTACTACATTTTATGATACTGCTAAAGAAGCATATGAACATAGAAGCAATGTAGAGAACTTAAAGAGTAGTTTAGCTAGGACTGAATCTGAAGATGACCCATATGAGATACAAATTAATGATTTAAATGAAACAGCTATACAAGAAGTTAATTGGAATGCTGTTAACGACCTAGTTAGCTACAAAGATCACCAAGAGTTCTTAATGAAGTTACTAACGAATAAAGATAGTTTTATTCGTAAGAAGATTATCGATCAAAACTTAGCATATCTAAACAATAGACTTACATATTATTTAGATAAGATTGGATTGCCACACCAAGTCGTATTCCAAAACGACTTAACTGTTGAAATTACACAGCTAGGACAAGATTTAGACTTTGATAACTTGAGTAGAGGTGAGCGTAACAGGCTTATACTTGGGTTGAGCTTTGCATTTAGAGATGTTTGGGAAAGTTTATATCAAAATATTAATTTATTGTTCATTGACGAGCTTATTGATAGCGGTATGGACACAGCTGGTGTAGAAAATTCACTAGCAGTACTAAAAAAGATGGGTAGAGAGCGTGAAAAGAACATTTATCTTATCTCACACAAAGACGAACTAATAGGAAGAGTAAATCATGTGCTTAGAGTTGTAAAAGAAAACGGATATACAAGCTATGCAAATGATTTAGACGTAATAGAATGACCGAACATATTGATGACGTACATGACAAGCTAGTAAAAGCGTATTTGGAATACTTTTCTGAAAATGAAAAGTTTGAATCACGTAACTCTGTTCGTACTCATCGTTCTGTAAGAAAGGCACTACGTGATATTAGGGCATTTGCTAAAATGAGAGCAGATGAAATACATCATAAACATCAAACTACCCGTGTAACTCACAAAGGCAAGGAAAAAAATTAGGCATCGGTAAGTACTTTGATGCAGTGGACATACAAAGGTAAAAAAATTGACCAAATACCAGAAGAGTATGAAGGATTTGTTTATCTTATTACTAATACCACTAATAATCAAAAGTATGTAGGCAAAAAACTAGCAAAATTCAAAACAACAAAGCCACCACTTAAAGGCAAAAAAAATAAAAGACGTGGATACAAAGAAAGCGACTGGAAAGACTACTGGGGTAGCTCAGATAGACTTAACGCAGACGTAAATGAATTAGGCGCAGAGAAATTTACAAGAGAAATACTTTATCTTTGTAAAGGCAGGGGCGAAATGTCCTACATAGAGGCAAGAGAACAATTTGATAGACGTGTACTTGAAACAGATGAATACTATAATGGTATTATTAATGTAAGAGTAGGCGGATCAGACAAGCTCAAGCAGGCACTTCTAGAACATCACCTTCAGGCAAAACAATCTAACACATAAGGTTAGCGGGCCAGTTTAATATACCGCTGTGGAAAACCCTATGGAGACATAGGACACGTACATGCTGAGTTGCGTTTGGTAATAAAACGTGGAGTTGGCATAGATTGACTGTTAGCAATCGGAAAACACAACACAGTTCATAAAAACTCTTTAGCAATAGGAACGAAGCGAGAGGTAGTTTACGGTGTAGCGTATATTTTAAGAATATACGGTCTAGCGTAAGCGATGTCGACGTAGGTTGGGAAAGGTCAGAGCCCATTGAACTAAGTGTATAAACAATTACCTACTTCCGATCTCGGCTACGAGAACTCACATGAAGTTTTTCGAGATGATGGAACCGCTGTGTAGGTTCCGTCTGACTAAAAGAATCTACATGAAGTTAACACAATATTACTTCGTAATATTGCTTTTTATCTAATTAAAATAAATTGTTTGAGCGTTAGCGAAAACATTTATCAACGTAGTTGATAAACAAAAGTAAAGCTTAAATAGTAATATGAAAATGAATTATTCACATAAACAACTTACTGAAATATCTGATAAATCTTTGTGGATTATTATGGATCCTGTGAAAGATCAAGAATCAGCGGATAAGGAATGCAGTAAAGAATATCTTGGACTATCTCTTAATCAGTGGAATAATGAGTGTATGAAAAAAATATTTGAATATGCTAGCCATATGAAAAATAAGATAGTTATAACTAACGACATAAAAGATAGTCCTGATTTTATGAGAAATTATCTCTGGCTAAAGCATTCGAATCAAAACGGACTTACTATATTAGAAAACTTTATCAAAGAAAAAAAATTAGATAACATAATATATTGTGGGTTTCATGAACAGTATTGTATTGTAGCGAGACCATTAGGGTATAACAATATGATTTCTAAATACAACTGTTATATCGAAGAGAATTTATCTTGTCCTTGGCCTAGTAAAAATTGGAGAGCTGAACAATCATTTCAACAGACATCAGAACAATACAAATATATTGATATGGCTAATGTTAAAAGAAAGGCAATCCACTTTTCTTAGTAGTTTCCATATTATCTTGAATAATATCTGTGATTAACGATCTTTCTTCGTATGAGAGATTAAAGCCTTCATTAACAGACACTCCGCCACGCATATACCAACACAGTTTAAGTATTTCGGATTTGAGCTCTTTTTGTAAATTTTGCATTTTGGAGACTTCTTCTAGGATCTCAGCCTCGCCCCAAGATAAGATCCTTATGCGAAAAAATTTGATTGATCAAATGTAATTGGAACTTCAAATGTTTCTGGAGCACCATTTTTTATATCTTCTGGAGTAGAAGTTACTTTCATTGGTTCAATAACAAACTTTTTTCTTTGGTTATCAAGATGATCAAGGATTTCTTGATAAACATTTTTATCAACATTGTCGATAAATTCTGAGATATGATCTGGATTAGTAACTTCAGTGTCACCGATTGATATCTTTGCAATACCATTTGCCATCATAGCAACTGTAATATCAGTTAGTTTTTGAAAACTTTCTGCAAATCTAGCTAATTTATCCGAGTCTGGCAGTTCATCGTCATTAACTGTATTAAAAATTCTTTGTTCTTCAAATGTTTTTAAACTAGTTTCTGTAAACTTTTTATAAGTTAGCGGTCTTAACGTAACTGTAAAGTCACCTACACTTATTTCATCTTCGTAGTCAACAGTAACTAATTTATTAAGCATTTTTCTTAGATCAACTTGGAATGTTTTATCTTCACCTGTTACAGGAACTTTTGTATCAATATCAAGCATTTCGCCGTATGTAGCAATTCTAATACCAATTAATATTGCATCAAGATCGATACTAGGTAATTCCCAAGGGTCAACAATATTAGGAACACAACTTTTAATAACACTAACTGTTGCTGCGCCATTCAATAAAGCATCAGGTGTTTTCATAGTAAGTTCATCCTTTGCTGTCATTGCAAACACCGGAAATTCACCAGTTTCTGGAATATCTAATGCACCATCTGCATAGTATTTTCCTTTACTAGGAAGGGTTATATATACTTTAGGCTGTCTAAAGTATTGTTCTAAAGGATTTTTTCCTGTATCGGCTAATGATTTTAAATTAGCGTCAGCAGTTAAGGGGTTAAATTCTGCCATGATCTTTCTCCGTATAAATACATAATATAAGTATGTATCTAATTTATTTATATGCGTAGTTAACTAGGAAGCATGAATTTTGGCTGAAGAAGTAGAAATTGGTAATGTAGGCGGCGCCAACGGAGTAGCAAGTGAAGTTACTCTAGTTAGATTGACCGCGGCTATGGAGTCTATGGCAAAAGCTCAGGGCGGAGGCATGGATCCTAAAAAGGCGCAAGCAATATTACAAGAGAATTATAAAATAATTCAAGCATCAACTTATCAGCAAAAAGAAAAAAACAAAGAAGAAAAAAAATCTAAAGATGAAACCGGTAGATTCCGTAAAGCACTTAACGGAGCAACTAAATCAGTATTGTCATTCGGCGGCGCTGTATCTGGACAACTACTTGGCAGTGTTACTAATTTTTCGAAAGCTTTATTTGGATCAGAAGACAGTTTAGAAAGTTTTGCAAAAACTGTTCCGTTTGTAGGCGGAATACTTGGATCATTTGCTGGAATTCTTGATACTAATCTTGCCGCATTTAGATCACTTAGTGAGTCAGGTGCAACATTTGGCGTTGGACTCAACGGCCTAAGACTGGCTGCTGCAAATGCAGCAATGCCTTTGGATATGTTTACAGGTGTTATTACTGAGAACGCTGATCGTATGAGATTGTTTGGAGGGACAACTGCAACTGCTGGAATAGCATTTGGTAATATGTCTAGAGATTTTAGAAAAGGTCCAGGCAAAGAATTAATGAACTTAGGATATACTGTATCTGATATTAATGAGCTAATGCTAGACTACACAGAATATCAAGACAGACAGTATGGTATTGACAGAAAAAATAATAAAATATCACAAGAAGACATGGCTGCGTATGGCGAAGAACTAATGATGTTATCAGCTGTAACTGGCAAGCAAAGAAAAGCAATACA